TTTCAATTTCCATTACTTTTCACCCCTCTCTTTTATTTTAAAAACTCTCATCCCAGACCTTCGCCGGATAGCAAAGGGCTGTGATGAAAATTTTATTCAAAACTTTTTTCTTCTGCTTTATGTTCTCTATAGCCTTTTTTAAGCACAATTAAAAACATTTTTGAAATACAGTAGAATATGGTAGCAACTACAAACTGAAAATAAACCAGGCTTACAATCATTATCAAATCAGTTATTGCATCATAAGCCCTGAACCACTTTGTATTGTAATAGCTTTTCTTATTAAAAGCATTAAACAACTCGTCTTTAACACTTTCGTCAGCTAAGCCACCGATACTTATAAAAGCTAGTAAGACTGAGGCTGTAATTATTAAGAAATTAACAAACCATCGGTACTCAGGGAACATCAAGCCTATGAGAATAACAAGAGCTATCAGCGCAAAATCAAAAACAATCATTTTTAAAACTTTCATCTTACCTCCTTTTTAATTTAAGGGAGTCCGAAAACTCCCCCTGTTTTTACTTATTTCTATTCCACGGCTGATCTTTTTTAACTCCTGTTGCTGGAGCTGCTGCGGTCTGTGTCTGCGCTGGTTTTGGCTGAGCTGCGCCGTTTACGGGCAAGTGTTTTTTGATACGGTTCTGAGCTTCGTAATCGCCTTGCGCTGCCTTGACTCCGATATCAAGCATCATAGGAATACTGTGAAGCTGTGCGCTGTCCTGAACTGCTTGAACTCCTGCAGCTAGGCAAATACTGTTCAAGCTCTTCTTTGCAATTTGAGCAGCTACCGCATTTTCATTTTCGAGGTTAAGGTTTTCAAAAACCTTGCGCCCTGCGAACTCTTCAGGATCAAGTATATCCCATGTGAGTTTAAGAATCATACCCGTACCTTTTTTGTTGGGTATATAATCGCTTGCGCTTATGACTGCGATATACTCCCCAGCTGGAACAAGGTCAAAACTTTCCTCTGTTTCGTTAGGATCTGGAACGTAATTTCCACCGAGTTGTGCCATAATTATTTATCTCCTTTTTTATTTGATTTTGTTTGAGTCTCATCGTATGGACCGGTTAAAATCCATTCCATGATTTCAGCGCATGATTCAAGTTCTACTGTAATATCGTTAAGACCGAAACTGTTACCTGATATCATAGCAGCACTTTCACCAGCAAGTTTTAGAAGCCTGTTGTTTGTGGTAATAGCCTTACCAGTAGTTTTTAAAGCATTTCCAGACTTCTGGACGAAAATTTCTTTTGAATAGAAAGCGATAATATCAGCCCACTCTTCGACAACACTCAGAGAATTTTTGTCAATTTTCATGACATATTTGTCGTACTCGTCACCGTCCGGAGGATTGACTTTTATAGTCTGTGCATGACTGACAAGAATTACGTCAATACCACTGTCTCTGAGAACATCACAGTTATGAAGAAACGATTTCCACGCACTTACGGCATGATATTTTAAGCCTTTACTGAACGCAGTTTCCTTGTTGTGATCATCGGTAATACTTTTCCAGTTATGCTTTTCACAAAGGTGATTCCATATCAAAGGCTCTAGCCAGTCTATAGAATCTATTATAACTCTTTTGAAACTGTGATTTTCATTGATAAGAGAATCGAAAACTTCAATTACCTGCATATAATTTGTTACTACCGGAGTCTTCGCACAGTCTATATGGCTGACCCTGTCTTCGGTAGGGATCATCAACGCATTTTTTGTAGCCCCGACTAAAGTCGATTTCCCAAGCTTCGGCATACCATACAGCACGACTTTGCGAGCCTTGTGCTGGACACCTTTTTGTACGTCTTTTGTTAAACTAAATGCCATTTACTTTTTTCCTCCTTTTAAATTTTTTCAATCTTAACGCCGGTTTTACCAGGCTTTTCGCTTAAACAATCGCTAACACTTCTGTATAACTCAGGCTTATTTACTGCTAACCACGCCATTCCCTCACCGTCAAGCTTGTACTGAATTTTTTCCGGTCTCAGGTCTTCGGGAATATTAAGTCTTGTTTTTGCGTAAGCTTCCTGATCAAAGGTAACATTTACTGTTTTAGAAACAGTAATTTTAAACTTGTTTTTACCAATTACTTCATTAAACGTCTTACTTTTTCCGTCAATTTGATCCGTGTAAAGCTCTGCAATTTCCTCTTCCAGTTCAATACGCTTGTCTTTTGCCTGATCTTCTGCTTTTTTAGCTTTTAATAGATCATTAAAAAGCTTCTCCTTTTCCTTTTCATCCACTGATTTTACCTCCTTTTTTCTTAAACTGCTCAAATCCCAAAGAAATTAAATGTTTATAACCCTGAGAATAGTTTTTAATCTTATGCTCTAAGAAATAATCTTCGATTTCTTTTTTTTCCCCAGAGTCAAGATAAAGCGTAAATCCTTTTTTTTCTGATTCTGCCATGTTCACCTCCTAAGTAATGAAAATGACAATAGAAAATGTAATTTAATTTGTCAATCATTTTTAAATTAAAAAACGTATAAATAAAAAATTAAAAAATTTCTTGACTTTTTGTATGGAATAATTTAGAAGTGATTCATGGAAAACAAAAACTTTAACACAGGCATATATCAAATAGTCAACAAAGAAAAGGTGAAAAATGTTATTGGTGGGGTAAAAGAGATGGGTTAAATCCTTCATCTATCCAAGTTTATCAAATTGACATCAACACAAATGAAATAATTAAAAAATGGGATTCAATTATAGGGATTAAAAGAGAATTAAGTATATGTAATTCCAGTATAAGCGAATCTTGTAGAGGTAAAAGAAAAACCGCTGGTGGTTTCAAATGGGCTTATGTTAAAGATTATAAAAATAAAAAAGGAGAATAGAAATATATGGCTAAATTAGAATACGTTACAGAAAATCAAACACTTGCTGAAATCGACAAGGCTCTTGAATTACAGCAACAACTTGAACGCCCCAGAAATTATATGGGAATGTCAAGCGTGGGTCACGAATGCTGGAGAAAAGTTTTTTATGATTTTAGAAATGTTACTAAACGAAAAATTCCAGCTTTAGGCATACGGGCTATAAGTGACGGTTTTAAACAGGAAGACATAATGGTCGAAAGACTGAGAATGCTTCCATTTATAGAACTTATTACTACTGATTCAGAAGATCCGACAAAACAAATTGCAGTTGAAGGTTTACTTTCTCATTTTCGGGGGCATCTTGACGGTGTTATAAGAGGTCTGAAGGAAAGTTCCAAATGGCATATTTGGGAGAATAAAGCGGTTAATCAAAAAAAATTTGATCTTTTAAATAAATTAAAAGCGGAGAAAGGCGAAAAAAATGCGCTCAAAGAATGGGATATCGTCTATTATGCACAAGCCCAATGTTACTGTCATTATACCGAACTTGACCGGCATTATTTGACTGTGGAAACCCCTGGTGGTAGAGATTACACTTCTGTTCGTACTGATTACAGTAGGTCTTATGCAGAAATGATTATAGATAAAGCGCAACAGCTTATATTTGATAATTTTGTATTGCCAGCCCGTATATCAGAGAAGAGAGAATTTTTTCAGTGCGGATGGTGTGATTACAAAGGCATATGCCATGACGGCGACTTTCCAGACGTACACTGTAAAACGTGCCGTTACAGGGAATGTATTGACGGCGGTAAAAGCATGTGCCTTGCCACAGACACAATAATAGAAGATAGCCTTTTAAATTCGGGATGTGACAAGCATATTTTTAACCCTTCGGTTTTAACAGCTTGTAATGCCGTCCTTATCGAACATCAGGACGATGGTTGCCTTTATCAGGTCGAAGGTAAAGATTTTTTCTTTGCAAATACTAATCTAACAGGTTTTCCCGATGTCAAAGGCAAAATAGATGCAATATTTACAAGTAAAGAACTCAGAGAGAATATTGTCAATATTAACGACATTACAAATCAATTTGTAAAAGAGTTTAAAGGTTCGGTGATACCGCAGGAACAAGCTAAAAAGGCTTGGGATAAATCTAATAAGTGGGAGATATAAGAATGACAACCGTAACCCACAGTCAAAAAGTCCGGTGTTTTGGTTGTAAGAACTTTATCGACTGTACTGAAGCCGGTGATGTAAAGTGTAATAAAGAGATCAGGAGTGTCGATAATATCGTATGCCAGACTACAATTATAGACTGTAAAAAGAAAAAATGG